ATGGATAATATCAATTACATTGTAACCCCAAATTGAAGTCTGAACATACTCTTCCACCTCATTGGCAAGTTTTAACATACTGTCTTTTCTTGTGAATGAATGTTGGGGGTGTAATGAACGACAAATCTTCTTTGGGTCAACTCCTAATATTTTACATCTTTCGAATATCCAATGCCAGTCGAAGTTTGCTGAATTGTATCCACCAATAATGCTCGGTTTGATTTCATCAATCACTCGGAAGAACTCGATGATTGCAGTCTTCTCTTGAGACTCGTCAAGACACTCAATCACTCGATGGTATCCTTTATTGGTTTTGATTCCAATCATGAAAATACGACCATCTTTAGGGTCAAGGGCATCGGTCTCCAAGTCAAATACAAGTCGGGTAACTTGTTCGTAGTCTTCAAACCCTTTAAATAATCTTTTTTCTTTTGAAATTAAGTATTGTTCTACAGGAGGTAGAATCATTATTTTGTCCTTTGATTTCTCACCCCAAGGGTCACAACCACCATCTCTAAAAAATTGAATTAACTCACGATATCCCTTTAAAGACTTAACCATATAAGTTAATCCCTGCTCAAGTCTTTCATTATCTTGTGTCTCAAGTTTGTCAATCATGATTCCGTATTTGGTCATCGCTTCTTTCTGAGCACCTTTGGAATCATTATAAAACTTTAATCCGCGTAAATCACCAACCCACGCAAATGGAATGAACGTATCCTTACGGATTTCTTTTCCTTTACCAGGAATCTCTTTAATTTTGTAAATTGAATTGGATGCGTAGTCGAACTCTATTGCGACTATAAATTCTTCAGGGTCGTTACCATGTAGGAACGATTCTATCTCTTCGTTAGATATCATAATATATTTTTTAGAGTGGTCTATTAGCTTTCACAATATGTGAAATTTACCTTCCCTAATAAATATAAAAAATGTTGGTGATTAATCAAATTAACAACAAGCCGTTTCAGAAATAAAGCTGTCTTGAACGTTGATATAAAGTTCTTCTCTGATTGGTAAAATAAGACTTCCTTCATCGTTTTTGATTAAGAATTGTCCTTGGTATCTACCAGGTGTGTTTGTATCTCTTGATGAGAATTTGAAATAAATGTAGTATTCGGTTGGAGCTCCGTCCTCGGCCATTATCAATGCAACAATCTCAGCTGGTGCAGATACAATCTTAGGAATACCAGTCTCAACATCAATCATCGAAAAGAAAATTGTTGAAACTTCTAAGTCTTCCATTAACTGCAGATAACCCGCTCTACCATCTTTTACAACCTGCATTTTTAATACAGGGAGTGTTGCGTTTTTCTTGATATAAAATTCCATAACAATAAATATATTGTTATGACTCTTTGCGTATACTTCTGTCGTAATGTTCGAATCTATCGTGTTCTGTTGGAGTCATTAACAATAAACCTGAATATAATTTTCCTTGTTTTGTTAACTGATACATATGACTCATCCATGTTTGTTCGTAAGGATGTGCCCATGTTGTATCCAAAAACATTGTTTGATTTCCTGTTCTTGAAACCACTTGTGGCCAATTACAATAATAAACTTCACCCTTAGTATAAGGGATTCCTTTATGTGAGTGAACCGATTTGAATAAAGTTCTTGGTGCATTTGGGTCTAATCCTACTTGAGGTAGTCTAGGTTTTTCTGGCCAATATTCAACTCTTAAATGTTGTGGAACATTATACCAAGACCATTGTGTTCCATTGTCACCAAAAAATTCTGAATAGTTTAGTTTCAAGAAATCAAAATTTTCCTTCTTAATAATTTCTAAAGTTTTGGAATATAAGTTTGGAACAAATCTATTGAATCCGTTTCTACAAACCCCATCCTTCGGATGGAAAAACATATCGTCTTCAAAAAATAAATAATAATCTAAATCAGTTTGGTCAAAATGTTCTGCAATCCATTGTCTTCCACCACAGATACCTAAATTATCTTTTTTAATATGTTCGAAACCAAACTCATTACAAATTGCCAAATATTCTTCGGTAGTTGATAGGTCAGTTGAATTATCCAACAAAAACTTTTTAGTTTTCAAAATATAATCTTGGTCGTAAGATAACATTGAATCTATTAAAGTCTTAAATTGTTTCGGACTATTGAATCCAATTACATACAATCCAACTTTATTTGTATCTAAATTTGATACCCCTCTTGTTGGATTTTCAGACTTAACAACTAACGTTTCATTCTTAAGGTCTTCAAAAAATTTACTTATAAGTCCATTACCCTCTATTTCAAAATAATTAATTAAATCTGAATGTTTATAACACATGATTGAAAAGATTGATTCTTCAGTTCCCATGTATCCCTCATTTAGAGTGGAACTTAATAACCCATAATAGATAGAATTGATGTCTGTTATGGTGTGTTTAGGTCCTCCAAAAAACCCACCTCTAGCAACTTTGTTTACTTTGTCTCCAGCAATCTCATTTAAAACAGGAGAATTGAATCCATGAATTTCACTTGTTGCTTCATATGGAAAACAAATGAATGAAAATTTTGAAATAAATTTAGGTAACTTATCCAATACTTTATCGTGTGTAAAATAACCTGGATGAACTGTGTTTGCAATACCACCATCAATCCAAAACAAGTATTCTGAATTGAACTGGTCCATAATTTTAGCATCATGTAGTAGGAATACCTTAGACATAACCAAAGGGTTATAATATTCAAGTCTTGCTTGAGTTGAATCTTTCAACCACCCAACTTGATTTGACCATTCAGGATTTGTTCTAATGTTTTGAATTTTGTCAAAGAAGTCATTCTTAAACCAAGAAACATCTCTAACTATAAATTGAGTGTTCTCAGACGTTCTTTTTCTAAAAACAAGTTCTCTTAAACTTTCATCACCGAAAACAATCATGTTTTCTTCAACTTCTAATAGTCTTTCGAATCTATCTAAATAATGTTGATAAGGTCTTGACCATCCCTCAGACAGTTCACCTCTACCAATATCCCAAATACCTGTTACTAAAGTTACTCCGTTCATATCTTATTTTTTAACTCTACAAGTCCAAACGACACTTTCGAACTCCTCTTTATTATAAATTTCCAAATCATTTCTTTCCGAAGACTCTTTAATATCTGAATCTTTGATTTCATGCCAATTCCAAATTTTTCCGAAAATTTGTTCTTTAAATATTTCAGAATTTTCTGCATAATCGTGCGCTAAGATAAAATCACCGTTTTTTAGATAATTTGATAGGAGATTGAACTCTCTAATTTTATCACCACCATCACATAAAACTACAGTGGTTCCCTCTGATTTTATAAAATCAATAACTTCGTTTTCAACGACAGTATAATTTTCTAAAAAAACATTTTTTATTCTCACATCAATACCCATATCACTTAAATCTTTATACCATGATTTATAATGAATATCATATGTTAGAATGTCACAAGGAATATTCATTCTATCACAAGCGTATTTTAAAAAACAGGTAAAACCACCTAAAGAAGTTCCTATCTCTAAAATTCTTTTTGGTTTCACATCCCTAATAAAGTTGTGAAACACTTCGAATGCGTTGAAATTTTGTTGAGCACCCCAACCTTTGTATGTGGATATACTATCGTTATGCTCTAAGCTACATTTTTTGGTTATATTATTTTCGTAATTCATTTTATAAATTTATAATTAATTTTAATAAATTGTATTTTTCAAAATACTTTTTCTTAATTTTCCTAATGGAATCTATATTTTCAGAATATATTTCTTCTGCATTATTGTTCACGTATTCTAACAAATTTTTTATTTGTGTTAAATTGTTAATATCTTCAATTAAAAGATACCCTCCTTCAGGATATATTTCTTTAATATTTTTACATCCATAATAAATTGGGATAGTGTCCGTTAACACACTATCGTAAAATTTTTCAGTAATCCAATTTTTGTGAAAGTCATTTTCAATTGCAATATTGAATCTATAATCAATAAGAGCGTCTTGTCGTTTAGGACTAAGAGATGTTCCACCATATCCGTCAATAAAAGGTAAGGTTTCGATTAATTTAAAAATTTCAAATCTTTGGGGGTATAAACAAGTTGCCCCATTGTTGGTGTTGAGTTTAGTAATTGATGATGAAATATTTTTAGATTTTACAAATTGTTTTTCACCTACATTTTCATAGGACCAAAAATCCAAAGAATCAATCCAAGGACCTCTCCCACCGTAAAAGGTGTGAGCAGTTGTTTCTATACATTCACCAGTATATAACTCTTTCGAGAAACCTAAAACTTTAACCCCATTCGGTAAAACTTTCTGGTGAGTGCCAATCCAACTTGGTTCGTGAGGTAGAACATAAGATTCACATCCATCCTTAACGTCTTCAGAAACGTAATTGAAGAAAATTATCATATCATACGAATCATCATAAACAAATTCAATACCACTCAAATCTATGTCTGGCGTAAGAAATTGTTTTAATAATCTATACGTTATATTTTCAGATTTATCCCAATGGGCGGACAATTTAATTTTTTTCATAAATAATCTTTTCTGTAACACCATTCTCAATATTGTGGTTGAGATTGTTTGATTCTAAAAGTTCTTTAATGTAATCACCGTTTGTTTTTATAAACTCTTCTAAGTTGTCTTTATGGACACAAACGTGGTCCGATGGGTAAAAATAATCTAAAAAGTAGATGTAATATCCAAAATTTCTAAGTATTTCAAATAATTCTGCAACACCATAATTGAAACGTCTTAATTGATGGTCTTCCATCTCTATTATTATAGTTGGTTTACTCAAACTAATTGTATTTTGAGCACCACTCAGAACAAATTTTTCATACCCCTGAACGTCAATTTTTATAAAATCTAACTTCGGTATCTCAAGAGAATCTAAAGTTTTGACTTCGACTTGTTCACCCCCAACACCTAAACTTAAATCACCCATATGTATACTTGGATTGTTGTAATCAATTGGAGACATTTCCTTAGTCTCATTCTTGTCTCCAACACCACAGTTAAACAACTTAACATTTGTAATATTGTTTTGTTCTATACTCATTTTTTGAACATCATGAATATATTTTTGAGGCTCGAAACTATAAACACTTTCACAGTAAGGAGAACATTTAATTGAGTGCCACCCATAGTTACTACCAACGTCAACAAAAACAGAATTATTTTTTAAATTCCTTTTAAGGAAATCAACAATATGAGGTTCCCAACTTTTACTGTTGTGAATACTAACACCACTCCAATCGTTTGGAAGTGTATTTATGATAAAATTATCAGTTTTTGTTTTTAAAGTTTCCATAATTAACTATTTTTTATTTCCGTTGA